CAACGGTGTCAGCCAGGGGACAACCGATTGTACGGCTAGTGCCGTGACCGGTTCGGCTGATCTCCGTTTCGGGCTGGAAACCGATGATAGCGGTGATTTCAACGGCGAGATCGGTCGGGTGCGACTGTTCAACGATGCCTTGACCGATGATGAGGTACGGATACTCTACAACGGCGGTGCCGTGCCGCAGGACAGGCAGGACGAGTTGGTGGGCGAATGGTTGTCGTCGGGTGTGACAGCCGGTGCCTGGATCGAATCCTCCGGTAACAACTTTACCGGCGAGGTGACTGGTGCCACAGCCATCAATGAGAAAGCCAATATCCTGCGTACCGATCAGAACTTAGTGGCTGATTTGCAGAGTGGGGCTAGTTTTAACTTTGATGGTACGGATGATTATCTTAGTAATGGGTCGTTCCCTGCTATTGGGCTGGATAGTGATTATTCAATAACTGCTTGGGTTAAGGTTAACTCGACGTTAGATGGCTTTGATGGGATAGTCATGTGGGGCGATTCAGCCCAATATGAGTCCAGAGGGCTGGTTATTGATGGCAACGAGAAACTTGCCAGTTCTCATTACCAGGACAATATATCAGGTAATTCAGTAGTTCCAACGAATGAATGGTTCCATGCAGCAATTGCGGTCGTTGCATCGACAGGTGGAGTCTCTATTTACCTTAATGGTGTGCTGGATGGGACTGGTAGCCACAATACTCCGTTTACGGAGTTCACTGGTACGAACGTAAATATAGGAATAACCCACCCTGGTGGTGGGGAGTCCCTAGACGGCCAAATATCTCAAGTCCGTATCCACAACAGAGCCTTATCAGCAGCCGAAGTAAGAGCCGCTTATAATGGGCAGGCGGTAGGGTTTGAGTATGTGGGTGCTAGTCAGGATGAGTTGTTTACCGCAGGTAGTGAATCTCATTCATCATGGCATGCAGGTTCAGGTTTAGGTGCTGCACCTGCAACGGATTCAACTAACTACACTGTCGGCAGTGCCTCTATTTCATTTACGGGGGCTGGGGATATTGGAAGCTCATCTAATTACTGGACGGGGCAATCTGGTGTTTTAGGTGCAGGTAATGGGACGGGTAAGAGGTATCGCGCCCAATTAGATGTAGCAACCACTAATGAGACTGGTACGGTATATATCGGTTCTGGCTATGTTCCAGCAGTCACATTTGATGCTGCGAATAATACTGTAACGTCTGACTCGACCTACAATAGGAATGTAACATCAAGTGTTTCTAGTGTCAGTGCAGCAGGTGGATCAAAGAGTTGGTATCGAATAACGGTAGAGTTCGGCCAGTACCTGTATTCAAACGGTAATTATTTCACCATAGGTGCTGATGCTAGTTGTGGTTCAGTTAACGTTGACAATGTCTCAGTGACCCAAATTGGCTGTGTAGCCGAATTTATGCCATCAGGCGTGGGGCATAACCAGTGGTCGGACAGTTCCGGTAACGGGTTAGACGGGGCGGTTAGCGGTGCCACAGCGGTTAATGCGCCGGATGTACAGCGGGTTAAACTGGCCGGCGTTACTGGCGAGACGCAAAAGGAAAACTTCATCCCCGCCGGTTATATCATCCAGGATGTTATTACGGCTGAGACTGCTGGTAATGATGTTTCGGGCTTTAATATCGGCTTTGGCGATGGTGACGAAACGATTGTGGCCGATGTGACTGTTGCTGCGAGTACCACAACCTCACAAACTATTGCGGCCTCGGTAGCTACACTGACAGCCGACGATACGATCTATATTAGTGCTACGCCTACCACTGGTTGGAATAACGGCAGTGTGGATATTTATTTCACTCTAAGGAGGGTAGCCTAATGCTGGAGAAGGCTGTAAGCGGTTATGATGTACTAGGGGTTAATACGGCCAAATATGTGGTCAGGCGGATAGACGATCAAGCTGACCTGTATGTAGGGGATTTGCTGGGCGAAGATGGTGCTACTTTAGCCATAGACCGTGATTTCCCTATCGATGGCGAAGAGAACCCGTTTGATGAGCTAGGTACTGATGAGAAGGAACTGGTCAAGGGTGAAAAACCGACCAGCTCCTGGCTGAAAGCGACTATCCAGTTGTGGCTGGACGGACAGCAGTCGCCTGATGAGGAGGGGAATGTGTCGGAGGACGATCCGTTCTATTATGCCTCGGATGCCACCAAATCCGAATTGTTGGCCTTAGTGCCGGAGGATGAGCCTAGTGTCTAGTTATAATCCTATCGTAACTTCGTTGAGGGAGGGACTGAATACTAAATATACGACTCAGCGATCAAACCATAACTTTACATCGGCAGCCACTGATGCTCTGATAATAGCATCTTCGGCTGGTCAGTATATCAACATTACCGACCTAGTTATTTCTACCGATGAGGCTGGCACGGTGTCGGTTAATGAATCTGTCGGTACTACGGCCTCTACACTGATCGGGCCTCTTTATTTTGCCGCTGACGGTGGCATGGTGTCCAATTATAGCCGACCTCTCAAGACCACCGAGGAGGAGGCTAATGTGGAATTGACGATCACTGACTCTACCAAGGTGACTGTCTCGACTAATTACTTCTATTCCGATGACTAGATGTTGACATTAAATAAGAATTTTTGGACTGGTGGTGGTGGTAGTGTTGCAGACGAGAATACTATCTTTTTGATGAACTTTAACAGTACACCCTTTGCAGATGAGTCATCAAATGCATATGCCTTGGCGGCATATGATAATGCTGACACGTCCCAAGATACTACCAATACCATGTTCAGTTCGGTTGGATCTTATCAAGGGCCGGCTAGTTCCTCTGATGACCAATCCCTGCAAAACTTTGACAGCGGTGATTATATCGGTTATTTCTCTCCCAATTCGCAACCATTTACTATCGAGTGTTTTTTCCGTGCTCCAGATACCGGCACTAGTTACATTATGACGTGTGGCGGGTATTCGACGGCGAATAGGGCGTGGATGGTTAGATTGAGTAGCAAGCCCTGGTTTTACTGGTACAACACTTCGGCTTCCTTCTATGTCACTTCTGGTTATACGTGGAATTCAGGTGGTACTGGCACTGAGAATATAGCAGCCGATACTTGGTATTATTATTGTTTGCGTCACGATGGTACCAACCATCAACTGTTTTGTGACAAAGCCAGTTATGCAACGGCCCGACTGGTGGGTGAACGGACGATAGCCTCAATGACTGGAGATATGGCCCAGAAGGATCGTCTGGTTTTTGGGGGACGGCCCTACAGTGACTCTTCAGGTAATAGATCAGCACTTGGATCGCCCTTTGAGGGTGAAGTCGACAGTGTTAGGATTTCTGACATCGCTCGATATACCGTCAATACAAGTGGCAGTATTGATTCTATTCCCATGCCACAGGCCGAGTTGTCGTGAGTTATCAAGTCTTGAGTCAAGAGATCAAGGATCGGGTGACGGCCTTGGGTCATCGGGTCGAGTCTACGCCCGGTGTAAAGGAAGATATTCCAGTTTTCGTACAAGTTGATGGGGTCATCGCTTGTGATTGTGGAAACCATCCAGTTGTTATGACCGATGGTGACGAGTTCGATGGTGATAATCACCAAGAGGGTTGTATTTTGAATTATCCCTTTTCGGCGTTGACTGTTATTAACTAAATTTCAGGGAGGAACATTTCATGGGCAAAAAGAAACGAACCAAACCAGTACCTGGCACCGCCAAGTGGCTAAAGTCTAAGAAACGAGGCAAGAAGTAATCGTGAGAGGATTGTTTGGCAAGAAACCGAAGGTCAGGTCGGAGCAGTCTACTCGCCAACGTCCTTTTGCGGCTGATGACGCTGATCTGGCCCGAAAAGAGGCCAGGGAGATCAAGTCTTACAGCAAAAAACGGTTCTGGCTGAAAAAACAGAATTTTGGATGGTAGATAATGGCTGAATGGGATAGGTTGCCGCAAGAGTCAGATTCGGCTTTTGCCGCTTTCGTTATCTACCGGACCTTACCGCCGGACGAACGCTCGATCAAGCAGACACGAATCCTTCGTGACGGTGTGGATAAAGGCACCCGCAACAAACGCCAGTTCGATCAATGGGCCTCAAAGTTCAGTTGGGCTGACCGGGTAGCGGCCTGGGATATCCATCAGGACAAGAAGTTCCAACGGGAACACACTAATGTTATCCAGCGTGATAAGCAACGGATACTTAGTCGAGCCTACAAGATGATGGATCTGGGGTCGGAACTGATCGACAAGGCCGAGATCCATAACATGACAGCCGCTGAAGCCCGCAAGAAAATGAACGTGGCGGTGCAGTTAGTGACCGGCGGTTCCAAGATGGTAATGGACGTGATGGGCCTGTCGGAAAGCCAGCAGAACACTTTGATCAATGCAGAGGAAGGTGAAATTGCAATCCTCATCAACCAATTCCACCAAGTTGGGGGATTTAACACCCCAGCAACGGGAGAAGTGGTTAGCACGAACAGCTAGGTCGATCTATCAGAGCCATCCAAGTCAGTTGGTGGCTAGTCCAGAGACTATGATGACGGCCTGTGTCTCGATGCTCAAGATCCAGGACAAGAACCGGATGATCGTACCGCTGGAACTAAATAAGACTCAGGTCAAGATCATCGAGATGGCTTACAAGATGAGTGCCGAAGGTCGAGCGGTCAGGATACTGGAACTGAAAGGCCGACAGCAAGGCTCTTCCACTGGGATCGGAGCTTACTGCTTCCTGCGCACTATCTGTGAAGCCAACACGAACGCTCTGATCATCACCGAAGAGAAGTCCGGCTCGGCTCGTAACATCTTCTCGGTCTATAAACGGTTCGCTGACAATCTGCCTTTCGAGATCGCCAGGGATTTCACCCGTGAAGGCACCCTGCTCAAGTTCTCTGACCCCCTCAACTCACAGATCCGAGTTGAGGGTGAGAAGAAGATCACCAGTTTTACCTATAACCTAGTCCACTGCTCGGAAGCAGCTTTCTTTACCGCTCTGTCGGACACACTGGCTATGTTGTACCAGACCGTGCCGGATAATCAGGACACGGCCATCTTTCTGGAGACTACGGCCAACCAGCACGGTGACGATTTCTATCAGGAGTGGATACGAGCGGTAGAAGAGAAGTCTGATTTTGAGGCTCTGTTTATCCCCTGGTTCGATCACGACGAATACTGTACACCCTTCCCTAACCAGGACGAGGCTGAACTGTTCAAAAAGTCTTTGAGCGATAACACCGAGTCGCCCTACGGTGACGAAGTGGTCTTGCTGGAGGCTTACGGACTGTCGCTGGAAGCACTCAACTGGCGCAGAGCGGCTATCCGTAACCGATGCCAAGGCTCTCTGGACGAGTTCGACCGCCAATACCCTTCCACCTGGGAGACAGCTTTTAAGACAGCCGCCCTCAGTATCTTCGATATGGCCCGGATAGATAACCTGCGAGGCCGATCACCTCAAGAACCGATGCTAGGCACCCTGTTCGACCTGCACGGCAGTGTCCAGTTCCGACCGCAACAGAACGGCATCGTGACCATGCACAAACCGCCGGAACCAGACTATTTCTCTGGTTATGTGATCGGGGCTGACGTGGCTGAGGGGCTGGATACTGGCGATTTCTCCTGTGCGGTAGTGATGAAACGGTTGCCGATGGAGATTGTGGCGGTACTGAAAGGCCGGGACGGTCGGCAGGTGGATATCGACGAGTTCGTGGACCAGATCCGCATGATGAGCCTCTACTACGAGGATGCCAGAGTGTTAGTGGAATCTAACGCTGATGGCGGTTCGGTTAACAGATTATTAACTGAACGGGGCTGCTCTCACGTTTTGCGAGAGAAGGATGTCGGCTTGAGCGGCTCTGAACGGTTAGGCTGGCGCAACACTTCCACCTCTCGACGGATGGGTGTGGCTCTGCTGCAAACGGCTTTCAATTCTGGTGAGTTGGAGCTATGGAACGAAGAAGTATTAAGCGAATTTTCGACTTTCGTGACCATCAACGGTCGGCCCCAAGCTATTAATAAGCGCAAGAAACGTGTCCAGGGCCAGACCCGGACCGGCTTCTTTGATGACGGTGTTTTCGCCTGTATCGGGGCTGTTTTGGCCCATGAAGGCTTGCCAGCACCTCGGCCTAACCGCTGGCATCAACGGCGTAAGGACGTGATCGAACTCAAGCAGTGGCGAGAGTCACGCAACAAAAAGACAGTGTGGGATTATGTATAACGATAAAGACTTCCTGGACATCATGGACGAGGACGAACTGGTCGATTGCATTAAACAGATGCGGCATGATGCCGAGGACGCTATCTCGGAACGGGTCAAGGTCTGTCGCAAGGCTTGGCTCTATCTGCTGGGCAACCAGTACCTGATCGATGAGGGCGAAGCCTATGTCGATGCCGAAGTGCCGTCTTGGAAGTTCCGGCTGACACGTAATATCGTGGCTCCAGTGATCGATACCCTATCGCCTATCCTGTCCCAGGCTCGGCCTAAGTATTTCGTCCGAGCAGATTTCCCGGACTTGAGCGGGGTGATTACCGATCCGGAGAGTGGGATGCAGATCCCGACCGGCTTAACAGACGCTGAATTGGCTCACCGGATGGAAGACATCCTGGAGGCCACCCACCAAAAGCGGAATGAGGGGTTAGAGATCAGCAAACTGCTGATGGATGTCCTGATCAACGGTACGGGCTACCGCAAGATACATTATTGCAGCCACACCAATCAGGTCAAACTGCCCATCATTCCTTTTGAAGATGTGCTGATCGATCCGATGGGAACCCGGCAGGATCTGTCCGACTCCAAGTACGTGATCGTGCGTCACTATATGGATGCCACCGATATCAAGTATCTCTATGGCCTGGACGAACACGAGTATGCTCAGGGTGCGGCTGGCAGTGTCTATACCAAGTCCGGTATCAAAGGCGAGGGGCGTTCCTGGATGCGAAGGTTACGCAACTTCTTTCAGGACGGAGGTTCCGGTGATACTGGCAGCGAGTCACCGATGGAGCGGAGACGGTATCCAGTGCTGGAGTGCTACTACGATGCCGATCACGGTATGAATGAGGCTTTCCATCAGGGTCAGGGCCAGATGGCGGCCAGTGACCGATCACGAACGGTAGTATTGGTCAACGAGAAAGCGGTAGTCTACGACGAGTCCAACGTCTACTGGCATGACGAGTTCCCAGTTTGCTGTTATGTGGCTAATCCTATACCGCATGTTGTGCATGGCCGGTCTGAGGCCGAGCCGCTACTGTCAGTCCAGGACGGGGTTAACATCCTCTATAACACAGTCATCGCTAATTCTCTGTTGATGAGTAATAGTCAGTGGTTGGTGGAAGATGGTGCGGTGCAATATGAAGACCTGACCAACCAGCCCGGCCTGATCATCCCGGTCGAACGGTTGGACAAAGTGCAACGGATACCGCCGTCACCAGTACCCGGCGATGTGCTGAACGTACTCAAAGAGTTGGAAGGCACCACTCGGCAGAACACCTCTGGCATCAGCCCAGTCCTGCAAGGCCAGGAACCGTACAGCGGTGCCTCTGGCCGATTAGCCAGCCTGTTGACCAGCAACGCTTTCTCTCGCCAATCACCCAAGATCCAGGCGATGGATGATGGGTACAGACGTCAGGCGAGGTTGGAACTCAGCCTGATGCAACAGTTCAAACAGTTCGACGATCCCAGAGAGACTAACACCTACGATGAAGGCGAGAACCTGCTGTTCAGCGAAGCTATGCGGGAACTGCTATATAGCGTAGAGATCGATTCTAAAGCCGATGCGCCGCTCAATATGACCGATAAGATCAATTACGCTTTCGCTATGGTGCAGTCCGGCGTGTTCGATGTTAAGGAATTCATCCGATACACCAATATCGAGTTATCGGAAGAACGTAAAGCAGAGATCTTCCAGGCATTAGGCCAGGCAGAGGTTCTGCAAGGACAACTAGCCAGCACAACGCCGTCCGGCGACCTGGCTAACCAAGTGCCAGAGATGCTGTCCAACCCGCAAGCGGGTGGTGTGGCTACCGGCACATAAAATTTAGGGGCAACTCCAGTCTAACTGGAACCTGATAGGAGTAAAAATGCAAGTAGAGAGTAACCTCGACTCAACTTCGGAAGAAGCACCTGATGTCGAGACTCCAGAACCCGAAGTTGATCCTGTAGATACTGAATTACAGCAATTAAGGGGTGAACTCGACCAGCAACGTAATAACGCTAGTCAGAAGATCACCGAGTTGGGAGAGGCCAGATCAGGTCTGGAACAACAAGTGCAACTGAAAGATCAACAGATTGCCCAATTGCAGCAGCAACTACAACAAGTTCAACAGCCATCTAATTACGAGTACTCCGAAGACGAAGGCCAAGCCCGAATTAATCAGGCCGTTCAAGAAATGGC